AATAGGATTGTGGTGGCATCTAACCCAGAAAAATCAGATATATCGATTAATTATGCAACCTCATCTCTGTATAAGAATGTATTGTGGTTATCTGAAAATATTAAACCTGTATAGTGTGGTATACTTGTGGTTATGAAACAACCACAAATGAGATTTCCTGGTCAAATTGGCAAGACCAAGGTTCAAGTAATTAATGAGTCGTACACTAACGCTGGCATCTATGTTTGGAAACTTCCAACTGGAAAATACTTTACCGATGGTGAAGGCAATGCTCTTAGTATCGAATCAATGAAGGGTGATCAAGCCAAGATCACAGAACTTACTCAAGCTGCTGCGTATTTTGGTCAAGCAGAGGGTTCTGCAGAGTTTTTCCCAGGAGTAAGAAAAATTACCGATGAAGAATATTCTGAGCAGGTAGACAGAATGGCTCAGGGACTAATCCCATCAGAAAATGACCTAGGAGCACTTATTGCTGCTAAGAAAACTCTAGACACATATGGAGCAGGTGCATTCGATGAGTAATGAGATTACCAAAATTGCTATCCCAGTAAAGTGGGACAATGAGATTGAAATAGAGAATCCGTTTAAGGACTCTGACCCATTCAAAAAGAATTGGGACGAGATCAAGGACTACAATGGTCTAGACTTAAACTTTAAACGTAGAACTGCCAGAAACCTTACTAAGGTTCAGGCAACAGGACAATACATGGACTCAGCACTTGCTGTGCAGTCTGGAACTGGGGCACAGTCAAAAGCTATTAATCCAGGAATGGTATATCGTAATGCATACGGTCTATTTGATGTGATTACCCCTCCATATGACCTATATGAACTTGCAAACTATTATGATACCTCATTCGCTAACCACGCAGCTATCGATGCTAAGGTTGAAAACATTGTTGGACTTGGATATGATTTCGTTATTTCAGACAAAACAACTATGAAGCTTGAGGCACAGCAGGATGCTACAGCAGTATCTCGTGCCAGAAATAGAATTGAAAGATTAAAGATCCAGCTAAGAGATTGGCTAGAAAGCCTGAACCAGGACGAAAGCTTTACTCTTATCATGGAAAAGGTCATTACGGACCTGCACTCAACTGGTAATGGATATATTGAAATTGGTAGAACTGTAACTGGAGATATTGGATATGTAGGACACATTCCTGCTACCACTATCCGTGTTCGCCGTCTACATGATGGATTTGTCCAGGTTATTGGAAACAAGGTTACATACTTCCGTAATTTCGGGGCATCTAACAATAACCCAATTACTGACGACAAGCGTCCTAATGAGATTATCCACCTGAAGGAATACTCACCACTGAATACCTTCTATGGAGTTCCAGATGTAATCGCAGCAATGCCATCACTTCTAGGAGATGCCCTTGCATCACAATACAACATTGACTATTTCCAGAACAAGGCAGTTCCTCGCTACATTGTAACCCTTAAGGGTGCACAGCTATCTGCCGAATCAGAAGACAAGCTATTTAGATTCCTTCAGACTGGACTAAAGGGGCAGAGCCACAGAACTCTATATATCCCTCTTCCAGGAGATTCTGAGACTAACAAGGTTGAATTTAAGATGGAGCCAATTGAGAATGGGGTTCAGGAAGGTTCATTCTCTGTTTATCGTAAGCAGAACCGTGACGACATTCTTGTTGCTCACCAGGTTCCACTTTCAAAACTTGGTGGTGGAGACTCTTCAGCTATTGCAGCATCTCTAGCACAGGACCGTACCTTTAAAGAGCAGGTAGCAAGACCAGCACAGAGAAACATTGAAAAAGTTCTTAATAAAATTATTCGTGAGAAAACAGATATCGTAGAACTTAAGTTTAACGAACTAACCCTTACTGATGAACTTGCACAGTCGCAGATTCTCACTAACTATGTTAAGAATCAAATCATGGTTCCTAATGAAGCTCGTGAAGTTCTCAACCTACCAGAACGTGAAGATGGAGATAAGATTGTTCTTCCAACAGCACGTCAGTCTGCCGATGCAAATGCAAATAATGCACAGAATAGAACTCGTGATGCACAGAGACAACAGGCTCAAGCAGATAATACTGCAACAGCCTCTGGTAGGAATGCAAAAGGAGAGGGAAGTAGATCAGAATAGTGTATAATGTTATTGTAACAATTATATAAAAAGGGTCTATAATATAGTAGTATGACTATTCAAAAAGCACATTGGGATACAGAGGGTGAAAATGTTCGCCTATCGATGCCATTCAGTAAAGTAGATGCAGAGCGTAGAATTGTTTCGGGCTTTGCTACTCTTGACAATATTGATAGACAGGCAGATATCGTAACTACAGAAGCAAGCCTAAAGGCTTTCCAGGCATTCCGTGGAAACATCCGTGAAATGCACAAAGACATTGCTGTTGGAAAAATGGTATCATTTAAAGAGGACAAATACTTCGACCCAGAAACAAAGAAGTTCTATTCAGGAGTATATGTTTCAGCTTATGTATCGAAGGGTGCTCAGGATTGCTGGGAGAAGGTTCTAGATGGAACCTACTCAGGCTTTTCAATTGGTGGTAGAATGAACGACTACGAGAATGCATATGACGAGAGCATTGACTCTCCAGTGCGTATAATTAAAGATTATGATTTAACTGAGTTGTCTCTAGTAGACAATCCAGCAAATCAGTTTGCAAACATTTTGGCAATTCAGAAAAATCAGAATGGAGACACCGTAGTTAGCGGAACTTCATCAGATGTTATGATTGAAAATGTATTTTGGGATAAAGAGAACGGTATCGTAACCATCTCTGAAGAAGAGGTAGCAGTAAGTCCAGTATCTGGAATCCCAATGCAGAACATAGGTTTCGTTGAGAAAAATGACAGCGAAAAAACAGATATGATCAAATTCTTAGTTGACAGTGCTAAAGGCATTTCAATTGCTAAGAATCTACAGGAGGATAATATGGCAGACAACGAAATTGTTAATGCTCCAGTTGCAGATGATGCAGCTGAAGTTGTTGTTGCAGAAGTCGCTCCAGAGGCAGATGCTGAGATTGCAACCCCAGCCGTTGAGGTTGAGGAAGTTGCAAAGGCAGATACTAAGCCAACTGATGAAGAGGCAGCAGAGGGCGAAGAGGATGCAACCGAATCTTCACAAGAGGAAGACAAGGAAAAGGTATCTAAGTCAGATGAGGCAATTGCTGATCTGAAGACTAGTATTTCATCGGCCTTTAGCGATATTCTTGAGGTGGTCAAGGCACAAGCTGCCGAGATTGCTGAACTACAGAAGTCAATTGGTAATGTTTCAGCGAAAATTGCTGATGCAGAATCAGGCTTCGGAAATCTTGGAAAGCGAATTGATGCAGTAGAAGCAGATACCGCTTTCCGCAAATCTGGCGATCTGGGCGAGATCGTTCAGGAACCAGCAATGGTTGAAAAATCAATATGGGGCGGAAGTTTCCTCAAATCATCCGATCTATTTTAGATAAACAAAAAACAAAAATTCATGGAGGTGAAAGATATGTCGGAAGAAATTCTAAAGAATAATCCAGGTGCAACCTACCCAAACGCAGAGGGTGGTTTCGCAGCTGGTGGTATTGGTGGTGTAACTGATCCAGGCTTTGCTTACCTAGGTAACACAGCTGACGCAAACTTTGGTCTTACAAGCGGTCCTAACGCTGTAAATCCATCGAACACTGCCAACCCTAATTACCCAGGTGCTGGTATCCTGCGTCCAGAGCAAGCTCGTCGTTTTATTGACTATGTTTGGGATGCAACCACACTTGCAAATGACGGTCGCCGTGTAACTATGAGAGCTAACACAATGGAGCTTGAGAAGGTTAACGTTGGTGAGCGTGTAGTACGTGCTGCTAACCAGGGAGATGCAAGCTTCACAAATGCTGGAGCGACATTCTCAAAGGTGGAGCTTACTACAAAGAAGCTACGCCTTGACTGGGAAGTCTCGGCTGAGGCCCTAGAGGACAATATCGAAGGAGGTGCTCTTGAGGACCACTTGGTTCGCTTGATGACCACCGCTTTCGGTAATGACATCGAAGACCTAGCTATCAATGGTGACACTGCACAGTCAGGAGACGCATTCCTTGGTATTATGAACGGTTTCGTTCAGCACACCAAGAATGACGACTTCGCACACCAGGCAGTTGTTTCAAATGGTGCTGATTGGACCACTGAGGATCTACAGAAGCTAATCTTGGCTATGCCAAGACGCTACCGTGCTCTGCAGTCAGGTCTTAAGTTCTATGCTGGAACTGACACCTTTGCAAATATCGTTAAGAACAACGGAACCTCGTTCAACGCCATCGGTTCAACCGAAGGTGCACGTGGTGACTACTTCGCAGGTCTAGACCAGACCTTCGGTGGAGCACGACAGACTCGTGTTCTAGGTGTTCCTGTTCTTGAGGTCCCTTACTACCCTGCAGACTATGTAGATCTTACATTCCCTGCTAACCGTATTTGGGGATTCCAGCGTGACATCACCGTCAACCGCTTCTACGTTCCAAAGAAGGACACAATTGAATACACCGTATTCGTCCGCTTCGGAATTAACTGGGAAGAGCAAGACGCTGTTGCATTCGCAACCAAGGGCTAATCCCTAAACTATAACTGAATATAGAAACGGAGGGGCAGGAGAGATCCTGCCTCTCTTTTCTTTTAATTAATGATATAATTAAAATATTGAAAAGGAGATGATTTTATGTCAGAAACTGAAAAGGTAGACGTAGCAGAGAATGCTGTAGTCGAAACTCCTGCAGAAGAGAAGGTAGAAGCAGTTGAGGCTGCTCCAGCTCCAGCAGTAGAAGAAGTAAAAGAAGTTCCAGCACCAGCTGCAGAAGAAACCGAAGGCAAAGGCCTGGGGGTAGTTAAAGGTGGAGCTATTGGTAGCACTGTAGTAAAGAATAAGAAGAAGGTAGAAGTTGTAGCACCAGCTGCACTACCTGCAAAGGATGAAACTGTAGCTCTTTACTCAAAAAAGAATTATCACTGGGCAGAGAACGGTGGAGCACTAAAGAGTGGCTACAACATTGTAGATAAGGCAAAGGCTGATAAGTGGCTTACACTTGCTGGAGTTAGAGTTGCTACTCCAGAAGAGGTAGCTGCTGCTTTTGGTTCAGGTAAGTAATTATGGAAGACCAGATTGTTGAGCCAGAGGCTGTAGCAGAAGATGTAGTTGTTCCAGAAGCTATTGCTGAACCAGCTATTGAAACTGTTGTTGAGCCAGTAAAAGAAGAAAAGCCAAAGAAAAAGTCAGAGGGCTATGTTGAGGTATTTGCACTTAAGGGTGTATCTCAAAAAGGCCTTCCAGATATCAAGCCTGGAATTAATAGGCTAACAAAGAGTGAAGCAGATGCCTGGCTGGCACTGAAATCCTATATCACTCTTTATGAGGGAGACAAGTAATACATGGAAATTTTGAGAGTTCCGCCATATCCAATTACAACTACATGGGATGTGCCACTGGCAAATCACACGTATTTTATTTATCTTGAGGACGTAGTGGATCACTCAATTGAAACATCGACTGTAACTTCTACAGATGATGCACAAGTATTATATATTTTGCCAAGAGCAAAAGTCCAGTTTGACCGTGACTTTGCTATTAAGATCTACGACACTAACCTACTTGGCGAGGTAGTCGTAGAATCAAACCTAACGGTTTACAGACCATATGTGGACCCAAATATGTTAGGAACAACTGCTTCAGAAATTGCAGAATACAAAAGGCTAGAGATCATTGCTCGTGCAATCATTGACGCTTACTTAGGAAATGATTCAGCAACAGGTGAAGGATTCTATAACCATAAACTTGTAGTCCAAACTACAGGCCAGGGAACAGACTATATTCCAATGTGGCACAATCCTAAGAAAATTTTGAAGGTATATGAGAACAATGTTCTTGTATATGACCCAGAAACACCAGACTCAAATGCCTATACATATGTAATTACTCCAGATAACTCTGCAATCATGAGACTACAGGCTGGAGAATATAATAGGCTGGAGCAGTTGCCTCCACGTCTTCCTATAGGAGTCGGAGACTTAGGGTTCTTTGGAAAAGTTGGTGCAGCATTCCCACAAGGAGCAGACTACACATTCATTCTTGATGTTGGATATAAGGCAGTTCCACCAGATGTAGAACAAGCTGCCATTATGCTCATTAAAGATCTTCAAAATGACAATAACAGCTATTACCGTAACTTTGTTCAACAATATAGTACAGACCAATTCGATCTAAAGTTTGCACCACAATTCCTAACAGGAACTGGAAATAACATTGTAGACAAGATTCTTGACAACTATAAGGGAAATGTTATTAAAGCAGGAGTAATCTAATATGGCTGTAGTAGAGCAAACAGATTTTATCTATCCACTTCTTGCAGATGTATACTTTCCAATAATTGAGCAAAGTGCTTATGGAAATGTTAAGAAGCGTTGGGTATTAGATAGAACAATTGCTTGTGCTTTCAATCCAGCAGGTCGTAAGTTTAAAGAAGACATGCAGGTAAATGATGCTCTAATCAATATGGATAACTCAATGGTTGGAAGAATTAAGACGGACATCCTGACGCTAACTCGTGAAAACCAGGTATCCATGAATAATATCCTAATTACTAATATTAGAGATACTAAAGGAAACATAATTTTTAATGAATCTGCTGGAGTTAGAGCAGGGAAAGCAACCCTATTTGAGGTAGCAACATACAACCCTATCGTTGGACCATTTGGTACAACAGAATATTACAAGGTTGTTGTTAGACGCTCAGAGAATCAGGGTGCTGATGTATGATAGCAGCAACTATTGATATTGCTGGACTAGAAAAAGATTTTGCAAACATCATTGGATATTCAGAAGGATTCTTAAAAGGCGTAGAGGCTGGAAAGACAAACTTCTTTAATAATCTTGGAAAAACATTCTTAGAGATTGCCTATACATTTATCGATTCAAATGCAAAAGCAAACCCAGCTATGCTTCACCACGTATACGAATGGTATAGAACTGGAAGTCCAGAAGCAAGACTATACGATATATCATTCGTATCTGATGATGCAAAAATATCCTTTAGATCAACTTTTAAAAAATCTCAATCCCTACAAGATGGCTCAAATATTCCTTTTTGGAATAAGGCTAGCATTATGGAATCAGGATCTCCAGTAACAGTAACCCCTAGAGGACAAAACCCTCTGGTATTCCAAGATGGTGGAGAAACAATTTTTACAAAAGCCCCAGTGACAATAGAGAACCCAGGTGGTCCTGCTGTTCAAGGTGCATACAAAGATATTTTCGATTTATTCTTCAATAAGTATTTAACTCAGTCTTTTTTAAGATCTAGTGGTATCATTAATTATATAGAATATCCAAAAGAGTTCAAAGCTAACTTCAGGCTTGCACAAACAGGTGGAAGATCAAAGGGGTTTGATGTGGGGTATAAATGGATTTCTAAGGCAGGAACACTATGACAAATTTAAACTATGCTCCAATTTTTATTAATCAATACTTAGCTGAAAAGATACCAGCAAGTATTCCTAATCGTTTTTCTGGAAGCTTATTATTCTTTCCAGTATCACCAACAGACATCAATGCTCTGACCGAGACATTCCCAGAAGCTGCCAACAACGTGTTTGCTGTATATGACAGAATGTTTAGAATGCGTCACAAGGCATTTCCACACATTAAATCAGAGCAACTACTTTATTATTTCTACAAAATGGCAGGGGACCCAGAAGCCCTCATTGAGACTACACAGGTAATCTATGATCTACTTGATAGAGAAGATGAATCCGCAGAGGAAATAAATACCTGGATTAGAAGCAAGTTAGTAAATGGCGTTCTTACTATTGACGGTAAAGACTTTAAGCCAATCTACTTTCATAAACTAAAAGTTTATCAGCTACAAGAAACCAGAGATATTGTTAATTTTGCTACAGCAAGAACATACGCTGGTAATAAGATTATCGTAGACTACGACTATCACCAGCTATAACAAAAGGCTGTTATACTTAATAGTGAGGAAACACGCCCATTATTTCTATAGAAAAAAGAGGTGAAAACTATGGCATTTACAAACAGTTACAATCGTGGTGACGCTAAGAACATCGTTGTAGGAGCTGCTGCATTGTTTATCAATGACACTGCAGAGGCAGAACTACCAGCGATCACTACCGATGGTGAAGGTGTATCGTACAAGGAGCAGCTATCCAACACAACAGGTTGGACAAGCGTTGGTTATACAACTAACGGTCTTGAGCTGACTTTCCAGCCTGACTTCGGTGAGGTTAAGGTAGACCAGATGCTTGACGTTGCAAAGCTTTACAAGCAGGGAATGAAGGTAGAACTAAAGACTACTTTCGCAGAGGCAACTCTAACCAACCTTCTTGTGGCTACAGCAGCAACAAGCACTACCCTTGGTAGCGACCTTGGAGGAGACAGCATGGACATGCTTGCTGGAGAACTTGGAGCTTATCCAATCGAACGTTCTCTTATTGCAGTTGGTGCTGGCCCACAGCCTACCACAGGAACTACTGAGCGTATCTACAAGGCCAACCGTGTTCTGTCAATTCAGAACGTTACGGTTGCTGCAAAGCGTGATACAGCTACTGAATTTGAGGTTACTTTCCGTCTACTTCCAGACTCAACTGGATCATACGGTAAGATTATCGACCGCACATTCCCATAATAGGTAAAACCTGAAGATAACCGTCTAGCGAAAACTAGGCGGTTATTTTTTTGGTAAACTTAATGAATGGCAAATAAAGTATATAAAAGTGAAACATTAGGGCTTGTAGATGGGAGTTCTATTTATGTTACTCCGTTAAAAATAAAATATCTGAGAGAGTTTATGGACTCGTTTAGAGAAATTAAAAAAGCGGTAAATGATGAAGATGCAATGGATAGACTTATACAATGTGTCTCTATATGCATGAGGCAATACAGTCCACATAGAAGTACTATAGAGGACGTAGAAGATTTATTCGATCTAAAGACGATGTATCGTGTCTTAGAAATATCTGCAGACATAGACATGTCTGAAAAGAAAACTAACAATGTTCAAGAGAGTGTGTCAGCTTCGAAGGCAGATTCCTGGGAAGACCTAGATTTGGTATCCCTAGAGTCTGAAATATTCTTAATTGGTATGTGGAAAGATTATGAAGATCTAGAAAGTTCTCTATCTATCCCTGAAATATTAGCAACGCTAAAAGCAAAGAGAGATGCGGACTATATTGAAAAGAAGTTCCATGCAGCAATACAGGGCATTAATCTAGATGAGCAAATGGGACAGCAAGAGGAAGATCCTTGGGAACGAGTCAAGGCCAATGCTGCTGCTATTGCCAGTGGAAAAGATCCAAACCAAGTCAGGGTAGATTCAAATGATATTACATCAGTAACTGGAGTTGCAGCTAAACAAGCTGGTTTTGGAATCGGTATGGGACTTGAATATGAATCCATATAAAACTAATCTATGTTATAATTAAATAACCTACAAAAGGAGAACAATGGCTATTACAATTAATGAAGCAACAGCTATTAAACTATTAGATGGAACTGTAGTAAATGCACGTCCACTAAAACTATCTCTTCTTCGTGAATTCTCAAAGGCATTTGCCAAGATTTCTGAAGTAGCGGATGATAACGATAAATCGCTTGATCTTCTTCTAGAGTGTGTAAAGATTGCGTTTAAGCAGTACGACCCAACACTACTAGAAAAGACTCAAGCAGAACTGGAAGACATGCTTGACATCAAGCTTGTTTACCAGATCATAGAAGAGGCATCAGGAGCAACTCTTGGTGAAGGACTTTTCTAAAAAATAAAAATTAAAAGAGGTGTTATAGATGGCTGAGGACATTCAGTCCAATATTAGGATAAATGTTGATACCGCTGGTGCTCTAGCGAATATCAAGAATTTACAAGGAAGTCTTTCAGCCTTCTATAGCCAAATGGCAAAATCAGGTGCAGCATCAAATGCTGTTGTATCTGGAATGCAACAAAATTTTATCAACTCCGTAAATATGTCTGGCAAGTTTGCTGCCAGCATCCAAACCATCAAGAGTTCTACTGAGTCATTTAACCAGTCTCTTGAAAAGAATAAATTCTCCCTTAACGAATATTTCCGTTATGGTATTGCTGCATCAAAATCTTTCGGTAAGGTATTCAAGACTGAATACGAAACCATTAATAAGGTTGCTACTGAACGTGTCAAAGATATCCAGACTCAGTACATCAAGATGGGTCGTGATGCAAATGGAGCACTCAAGTCTATTGCAATTAGACCACTTGCTCTTGATATGGAAAACCTATCAACAAAAACTCAGATGGCTGCTCAAAAACAGCAGATTCTTAATCAGCTTCTGAAGCAGGGTTCTACACAACTTCTAAACTGGGGTAAGAATACTCAGTGGGCTGGTCGTCAGCTTATGGTTGGTTTCTCTATTCCAATTGCTATGGCTGGAGCAGCAGCTGCAAAGGCATATCAGCAAATTGAGCAAGGCTCAATTCAGATTAGACGTGTCTATGGTGACCTAAATACTACAGCACAAGAAACCGACATGATGGTTGGTAAGATTCAAAAGCTTGCAGCTTCATATACACAATATGGTGTAGCAGTATCTGACACAATGGCTATGGCAGCCCAGGCTGCTGCAATGGGTAAAACTGGAGCAGACCTTCTTGCTCAGATTGACCAGGCAACAAAACTTTCTGTTCTTGGTGGGGTAGACCAAAAGCAAGCACTAGAAACAACTATCTCACTTACCAATGCATTTGGTATTTCAACTTCTCAACTATCAGATAAGATTAATTATCTTAACGCAGTAGAAAACCAGACAGTTCTATCCATTGAAGATATGACAACTGCTATTCCAAAGGCTGCTCCAATTGTTAAGCAGCTTGGTGGAAACGTAGAAGATCTAGCCTTCTTCATGACTGCAATGAAAGAAGGTGGAGTCAACGCATCTGAAGGTGCTAACGCCATCAAATCTGGTCTTGCAGCTATAATTAATCCTACTAAGAAGGCATCAGACTTCCTTTCTGGATTTGGAATCAATGTTTCAAATATTGTTAAGAATGATAAGGGAAACCTAAAGAAAACAGTTGTTGATTTTGGAAATGCTCTAAATACTCTTGACCCACTTAACCGTGCAAAAGCAATCGAAATGATGTTTGGAAAATTCCAGTTTGCACGTATGTCAACCTTGTTTAAAAACGTAACAGACGAATCAAGCCAGGCATCAAAGGCTATGGAACTTGCGAACATGTCTGCAATTCAAAGAGCAGCAATGGCAAGGAAAGAGTTGGACAAGATTCAGTCTTCCCCAATGTACAAGTTCCAAAAGGCAATGGCAGACTTCCAGCTTAAGATGGCTCCCGTAGGAGAAGCATTCCTAAAAGCTGTAACTCCTGCACTTGAGGTAGTTGGAAAACTGCTTACATGGTTTAATAAGCTTGGTGATGGATCAAAGAGTTTTATTGTAAACACTATTGCTGTTGTTGGTGGACTTGCTCCAATTGTTCTTATGACAGTTGGTCTAGTTGGAAACGGTATCGCAAACTTCCTAAAGTTATTCTCATGGGTAAAGAGTGTATTTAACAAGGCTACAACAGCATCTCAGGTACTTGGAGAGACAACAAGCTACATGACCCAAGAGCAGCTTCAGGCTGCTTCAGTAGCTGCATCTCTTGACCAGATTCACTCAAAACTTAAGCAAACGATTACTTCTGAAGCAGAAGCAATCTCTCTATACACACAAGAGCTAAAGAAGGCTAATCTAGCTGCAAGCCAATTTGTAGGACCTGTAATGGCCTTTAGAGGTAATGGCGGTAGGAAGATGGCTACTGGAGGTATGGTTGTTGGCCCTGGTGGTCCTAAAGATGATGCTGTACCTACTAATCTATCTAATGGTGAGGCAGTAATTGACGCTGCTACAGTAAAGAAGAACCCAGCAATCATTAGTGCTCTTTTCCAGGGTAGAAAGATCAATGTTCCTGGATTCAAAGATAATAACTCAAAGATGTTCCGCACGTATACAAATGCTGTTGCACTTCTTGGTAGCGATACAAACCAAGCACTAAAGGGCGGAGGAGTCTCATCAAGCAATCTTAGCTCTGAGATTAAATCTTTGGGTGCAGGAATGAATGCTCCAATTATTGAAGCAGTTGCTAAATCTCTGGGTGCTACAAACAACAAGCAAGTGTTGGCTATGTTGCAGTCAAATCCAGAACTTGCAAAATTTGCAACAGATATTCAAATTGGAGTTGCGACTGCAATAGAAAAACAGGGTGGAAAAATAAATGACCCTAAGCTTTCAGAAATTTATCAAAATGTTGCTAGAAAAGAGTCTGCCAAGAGGGGCCAGGCCTATGCTGATGCTACTGAACAATTCTTAACTCAACCAACAACATTTGAAGACTCAACAATTCAAAGAGTATCTTCATCAAATCCAAACAAGACTAGATCTGTAGGACGAAAGTCTATATTTAAAGGCCTTCAATCATATAGAAGTAAAAACTTTACCCCTATTGCAAATGCTCTAGGGACAGACACTACTGGTCTTGTAAAAGCTCATATGAGCGAACCACAGATGTCAGATCTAAATACTATAGCAAACAAGTATAATCTAGAACTATCTACTGTGGCAACCGCTGCAGCTCAAAGAATGAAAGATGGTATTGTATCAACATACCAGAGCGTATCTAAGGCAGTTAGAGAGTCTACTCGTCAAGCATCGCCATCTAAAGATGCGTATGATGCAGGAGCTAATATTGGTAAGGGTGCTATTAATGGAATTAAGTCAGAGCAACCAGAAGCAGAGGCAGCAGGAAAAGCAGTAGCTGAAGCTGTAAATTCTGGGGTAACTCAGGCAAAGAAGCAAAATGTTGGAAGCATTACTAGACAAGCATATTCTAGAGATTACCAATTAAAGAGTCTTGAGATTCAGCGTAAGCAAGCACTAATGATGGGTGCAGATACTGCAGCCATTGACAAAGAGATTAAGGCACGTAGAGCATCTCTGGCTGCATCTGTTAAAGAGCGTATTGCTAAAGAAAAACTTGCATCTGTAGAGACTCAAGAGGCAATTGCAGCTGTACAAGCTGGAACTGCTAAAAAGATGATGACAGTAGGAGAGGGTCTCTCAAAACTTGATGGTAAGTTCACCAAGTTCAGTGCAGGAATCACTACTGCAGTATTCTCATTAGGAATGCTTCCTGGACCATTAGGAGATATTGCAAATGCAATTAGTCCAGTAATTGGAATCATAAGCCTACTCGGCAGCGGACTTGAGTTCCTATCAAAGAAAGTAGCAATATCTTCAACAGCTATTGATGTCGAAAATGCTGCAAGAGCTGTTGAAACAGGAGAGATGGAGGCTGAGAATGTTGCTAGAGGCATTGAGGTAGCAGAAACAGGTGCTCTAACAATAGCTCTTGGTGCTTTAGAGCTACCACTACTTCCAGTTATTGCAGGATTTGTGGCCCTAGCTGCAATTATTGGTGTTGGTATAGCAATCAATAATTCCCTGAATGAAGCAAATAAAAAAGCTTTGGAAGATGCTAAGAAGCCTAAGCAGATTGCAGCAGATACTAAAGCAGCTATGGGAGCTTTTGGAAATCTAACTGGGTCAACACTAAAAATGCCACAAATTGCTGGTGCAGCTGCTGGAGCAGCTAGTAAAAATGGAAAGCAAGCTGGAGATATTCAGACATTACTAGACAGTTCAGATTTTAAGAATAAAGATAGCGAAATTGGAAAAGTTATTGGTGATGTCAAGGGCATGGGGGCAAAGAATGCAAAGAACTACATCAAGAATCTAGGCCAAACATTGCTAGCAAGCGGAATGGATAAGGCTGCAGTAGATAGCCTGATTAAGGCAATTCAAATTGCTGCTGGTAAAGAAAATCTTAAAATTGAATTTGCTGATATTGACCTAACAACAAAGACTGGTCGTGCAGGATTTGCTAAAACTGCAGCTGAGACCCTGGCAAAAATTTCTACAAATACGAATTCTTCAGAATTTAAACAATGGCAAAGGGGTGCACGTTTAAGTAGGGATGCAAAAAATGGGAAGGTTGATCTAGGATTTGCTAGTCAAGAAGATATTAATGCTGTCAATGCATACAAAGCTAACATGGCAGCATATCTTAAAATTGCCACAGCGTCTTCCGCAGCATCCACTGACTTTAAGCAGGGGATTGCAAATATCTCAACTGAGTTGGCTAATGGACTTATTACTTCAAAACAGTTTACTGGCTCTCTTAGTGAGATGGCTGTAAATATTTCAAAATCAGCAGCTGGAAAAACTAATTTGCTGAATACTATTGGTTCTCTAGGAGGGCAGACAGCAAAGGATGCTGCTAGCTCACTTAAATCAGTAAATGATCAGCTATTGCTAATGACAATCCTACAAGCAGATCCTACAAAGGGACAGAGTATTGTAAGCCTTATAAAGGACAAAAAGATTGCACAAGCAAAAGCAGAAATGGCTAAGTTTGGATCAGTTATTAAATCAGCACTTGGTTCTGATTCAGGCTCAGGCTCTGGTGGAGGCGGTGGAGGCGGTGGCTCCACTAAGACAAACCTACTAAAGCAAACATCAACAGATATTGCTAGTGCAAATCTTAGACTAACAATGCTTAAGGATTCAAAGAAATATGTTGCTGGATTCATCGATCTACTAGCAACAGCTGATGATGCCACTAGAAAACAATACATTGTTGCTGGAAAGCTTACTAGCAAGGGGCTAAAGCTAAAGGAGCTATTTGACCAAAAAGTAGTTTCTGAATTTATTGTAAAGCAAAAAACTGCAACAGTTGGTTTTGCAGAAGAAGTGAAGGTACGAGCAAGTCTATCTGCTAAAGTAAAGGATCAGACAACTCTGACAAAGATGCTTGCAGATGCAGACTTCAAAGCAGCATATGCATCAGCCTTGAATATTACTAATGCAGTAAAGCGTAAAAAGGCCATCAATGATCTAATTGCTGCAGAGACAAACTTTATCAATGCAGAACAAACATCTGCTAATGCATCTCTTACTGCAGCAGAAAAGCAACAAAAGGTAGTTGACTACCTCCAGGCCAAGCTTGATAAGGCTACTGCTGAAAGCGGAATGCCAATTCTTCAAGATAAGATTGATGTCTATAATGATGGACTAAATGTTATTTCGGTCAAGGAAGATGCAATTAACAAAGCATATGATGCAAGAGTTAAAGCACTTGAAGAAATTCAAAAAGCACAAGAGGATATATCTCAGCAACAACAAGATCAACTAGATGTTGCAGATGCAATCACTAAGGGTGATATGGCAGCAGCAGCAAGAGCCGTTCAACAGTCACGTAAGAATGCTGCGGAACGTGCAATGAGAGATCAAAGCACTGCTCTAGAAACAGCAAGACAAACAGAGCTAAATAGCATTTTGGTATCAATTAATGGCGAAATGCTAAACAGAGAATCAATTGAAAAGAGAATCTCTGACATTCAGGCTAAAATGTATGATATTCAGCTTAATACCTTAGATGCTATTAAGTCTCAAGTAGTTGAGGCTCAAAGAACTCAGACTATTCTTGCTGCCAATCAAACAATGAGTGATGATGCAGCATTTGCTAATCAAACGCCAGCAGCACCTGCTCCAATTAGCAAAACAGAAGCTGCTAGACTTGCACTTATTCACCTTCAAAGCAGTAGTGTAGAGGCTCTATCGGCTGAGGAAAGAGCACTTTTAAACATATCTTTGAGTCCTAAGACTCCTGTAGCACCAGCTGCTCCAAAGGCCTTGGTCCAGGCTCCAGCAGGACTACAGTTCCTTCCAAAAGATGAATTAGCTAAAATGGGTTATTACGCTACAGGTGGATTTATTGCTAGAGGATCAGATACTGTTCCTGCAATGCTGACTCCTGGAGAGTTTGTAATGAACCGTGGTGCAGTATCAAAATATGGCTCAGGACTTATGGATAGAATTAATTCTGGAACATTTGACATGCCTTCTTATGTAACTGCACCTCAAATTTCGCAGGTATCACCAGTAAACAATAACATTTCATCAAACGTTGACAACAGTTCAGTGTATAATAATAGCTATAGTGTTAATATTCACACTACTGGCTCACAGGATACAGATTCGATTGCTAGAGCAGTAATTGGAAAGATCCGTGAATACGATAGCCAGCGTGTAAGAGGAGTTAGAATTTAGTGTCAACAAAAGATTATATTATTGGAAGACAAAAGTTTGTCAATGAAGTAAGTGGTGTTCTGCGTGGTCGTCCTGCAGCACTACTATTTTCAAATAATCCAGGAACAATAAGCAATGGATATTTCGTTCCAGATGGAGTAGAGTTTGAAGACTTCATTATAGTTTCAGAACACAACCGTGATGCAATTCAAATGAAAGCAAATCGTATTGAGCAGCGAAAGAGAACCATCAATGGTAAAATGCGTTCTTACCACATTGCAGATAAACTGTCTCTGTCAGTATCCTGGAACATGCTTCCATCTAGATCGTTCAATAGCTCACCAGTATTCAATGAGTCTGGAACTCTTAGTGGTACAGACGAAGTAACCGTAGACGGTGGAGCAGGTGGAGCTGAACTTCTTAACTGGTATGAGAATCACTATGGTTCATTCTATGTCTATTTGGCATATGACAAGTACACAGAATTTAATCCAAACTCAACAAATCAGTATGGGCATCTTCACGAATACAACCAAGTATTAGAAATGTTTATTGCAGATTTTTCTTATTCTATAGTAAAGCGTGGAGCCAATGAGCACGATCTTTGGAACGTATCTATAACTTTGGAAGAGGCATAATGTTTACAGACTCAATACTTACAAATCACTTACAAACAAGTTCATCAATTAAAAGCCAAGCCCTCATTCTGATGGAATGGAATCTTAATGATGCTATGAATATTTCAAAAATTGGAAATTATAAGTATAGAAAAACAGACCCACAATACTCTACCCCATATGGACAGTTTGACAGTACAGATACTGGAAGATACTATGATAATGGAACCAATGCCGATGCAGTAATTACAGGCGGTAATGATTCAAATAATGATCCAATATTCTTTACAAAGAAAAAGATAAAGGAACAGCTTTACTATTCGCTAGAAGACTGCCTAGGAAGATTTAGACCAAGATCTGGAATTAATAAATTACGTTATTTTGACAAAGCAGGACAAATACTGCAGATCGGTCAAAGCATGTCGGAAGATGTTTCTATCATTGAAAAGCGACCAAGATATTACGCTTCTGACAAAGATGATATTTTTAAATATTGGACATCGTATAAAACTGAATGGGACACTACAGAAAAGGTTTTAGCAACACGAGGATACTCCTCTAGCACAGCTAGCATAGACGGTGGCTATGCCATTGACGATGTTGCCCCATTCGTTGTTTATAAAAATTCTATTGCAGCCAACAAAATTGTAATCAAAATGCAAACCAACGTTGGATCAGTTAACCTGGGAGTTCTCAAAACTTCATCTGGAAAAGTGGTTAATGACCCATTCTATGGTGACACGAATAAGACTGTTCCTAAGAAATGGAAACTTCAAAAGTTGCACGGTACTGATTGGACAGACATTGTAGACTATACTAATATGCCAACTGACATAGCAGAAGATGGCTATGTAGAATTTTCTTTTGGCCTTCAGGTTCCAGACCAGTATAAGGATATATTTGTGTTTGCTGGAGAGCTATCATCCACAGCAGCACTACCAGAAACATCATATCTTGGTTATGCTTATCTTATTAAATCAAGTAATACAGATATTGGAGCATTCCATATTTGGACAAATGAAGATTACAACAACCCATACGAGATCTTTACCCCTACATATTCTTGGCTGCCTAGTAGCCAAACTATCAGTAGTAGAACAATCTACTTGACCGATCCAATCAAAGCTAATAGCTCATATACTCAGTCTGGAATAGACAAGTTCCGTCAGTTTGAATATCTAGATGGAATCAGAATCGTTGTAGACGAGATGAATACTCCCAATTCAACATTCGACTTAATCGAAATGTCTCCTAGACTATTTATGAATGTTTCAGATAGAGTACAGTCTTACGATATTACAAAGCCAGCCTCAGACCTATCTGGTGCAGGACTTCCAGTATCAAAAATGATGGCAGGAACAGGAACAATTTCCATGTTCGATTTTGACCAGGCATTTTCAGAGAACAATCTAGATAGCATCATCTATGGACTAAGAACCAGAAATATTCAATTTAAATTCTACGAATCAATCTTTGATGTAGATAATAATGGAACGCTCTACGACTACCATGTTCCAATCAAAACGATGTATTCAGACGATGCTCCAAAGCTAAACTCTTCAACTAGAGACCTAGTGATTCAGCTTAGAGATTTAAGCATCCTTCTAGAGACTACAATTGCACCCCAGATGATGATGGTAAATAAGCCATTGCTATATATCATCTCAAGACTTCTAGATAGTATTGGTTTTTCTAACTACAGATTCTATGCAACAAAAATTAATAATGACATCATCCCCTATTTCTTTATTGGACCAGATACAAATGTCTCACAAATTTTGGAGCAGTTGGCGGTATCCACTCAATCAGCAATGTTTTTTGATGAACAAAATAATTTTGTTGTAATGACAAGAGACTACATGATGCCAGCAGCTAACGATAGAGAAGTAAACTTAACTATAGATGCATCTAGCAACATTGTGGATATTGCTTCATCAGATACAACTATCTTTAATAGTGGAAAGATTACATATTCTAATAAATATATTCAAAAGACTTATGGGTCTGTAGCTCAGTCTAGCTATGGGCTAAAAGCAAAAAACTGGATATATAAGCCATCCCTACTTTGGGAAGTCTCTCCAGAATCAAACCTAAACCCAACTAATGGAGAAACATCAGCACAAAGTGCATATACCTTATCAGCAATTCCACTATCTGGGTCACGAACTGACGGTATTGGTCTATCAAAGACTCTGCCAACAGTAAACTCACTAGGTACTGTAGTAGACAACATTATTGAATTCGGTGACGGTATTCAGTTTATCTCAAAGTATGCAGGATATTTCTATGCAAATGGAGAAGTGATTCGATACGATGCTGTGGAGTTTTCAATCTCTGGTCCAACAGGTACGGCATCTCTTATATGGATTTCAAATCCAAAAGACTTTGAGTACTACTTTGCAAAGCTTACATTAGGGCAAAGAATTTATCCAACAGGAAGAGTTAGAATATACTCAGAGCCAGCAGTTAACTCAGATGGGTCTTACAAAGTTGGAGATGTTGCTAAACACGGTCGTGGACAGTTTGGTACAGAAATTGTAGACCACTACTATGGACTTTCATCTACCTGGACTAATCCAAATAATCTTAAGGGATGCTTCATGGATTCAGAGTTGCTCTTGAGCGGTGGAACAACAACGGTATCAAATGCAAATGGAAAAGCAGGTATTGAATCTTCAAATAAGAACAATACAACTATCTCAAGTGTAATAAAGAATGTATTCACTACGACAGATGAGTCAATCCCTGCAACTGTTCAGGCATCTGCCCTAGTAATGAATGGGCCATCATTTAGTAGCTCACAAAACCCAATTGACTATGTATCATATGTATACAAGCAGCTGCCTACAAGATATACACACTTTGGAACAAGAACTAGAATTGTCGGGTCTGTTGGAAATGGATCAGGTTATGACCAACAACCAGTTGGAAACTCTACGATGTATTCGCTAAAAGAGACTACTTATCCAAAGACCATCACAAACTCAGATGGAACAACTACAACTATTAACGTAACCTCTAAGGCTCAGGTTCTTGGTGGATCTAGTGGAGGCGTTGCCATTCTTATTGATCCAACAACAAACAATGGATATTACTTTGAGATTGCAGCATTAACAAATAATAATGTTAACAATTACTCTGGAACAGTCCCAATCAACAACATGTTCTTCTATAAGTTGCAAAGAAATGGAACAGCCACATCTGATGCAGATAAGGCTATCCCAAATGTTCTTTGGTCTGGACTAGCTCCTATCCTTGTAGATGATGGAAAGTTTACGGGGCAGTCAAGACTGATGAATGAAACATCTCCTACAGTTTACGATATTGCAGTTGAATACGAAAGAGTTTCAAATACAACAAAGAAGTTCTATCTATTTGTCAATGGGCAGGTAGTTGGAACGGTAGAAGATAAAGATGCACTACCAGAAAACAATAGCTCTACAACTAACGTAGCCCTATTTACACGTGGATCTTCACGCTTAATGTTTGAAAATGTATATGGTTTGGTCAAAAACTATTCTCAAACAAACGACTCTCTCCTAGATGTTCCAATTGGAAATGACACTGCAAAAGCATTTGGCTTTGGCTCTAACTATACAGGACACATCTCTGTGACAGATTCCTTTAGAAAATATGCAATGAGCGGAATGATTAATGGCTCCTACCTATCAGGAATTGGGGCACAGTCAGACCCAGCATATAGCATATTCTATGATGAATTCGGAACTATTATGCGTGAATGTGCATATATGAATGTCAGATTTGACAAGGCATATCCAGCATTATATTCAGTAGTATCTCCCACATTTAACAGTCTAAAGGGATACACTATTTCAGGATTCAAGTCAACTCCATATGGAGCAGAATTCTTAATTTTCAATAACACAGATACCTTGCTAACCCTAGATGAATCTAGCGGAAACTATCTGAGAATCCAGGGAGTTGCCTTTACACAGCAGACACAGAATGAGCTGACAGTAGACCAGTTCTTCTTGAAAAACAGTGATTTCTCTAACTTTAAGCTATCAGCAAAAGAAGAGCTAAAAAACAAGAAAACCTATGATGATATTAAAGCAAGCCGAATGACTTATGGCAAGAAAGAATTTACTCTAGATACTCCATATATACAGTCTGAAGACTTGGCTAACAAGCTAATGTCCTGGGTAACACAAAAAGTCATGAGACCAAGAAAGTCAGTAGGTGTTGAGTTATTTGGAATGCCAATCTTGCAACTAGGAGATATCATAAAAATTGATTACCAGGTCAATGGGGTTGATGAAGCAGTTTCTCCAGATTCAAAGTTTGTAGTATATAACATTCAGTATTCAAAGGGCCTAGATGGAATCAAGAATACTGTATACTTGAGTGAAGTAGGAGGAGTGTAATATGCCAACAGCAGATAGTCTAGCATCTAGTGCTACCCTGAGAGCAGATTATCAGGCAGCCTTAGCAATCGCAGCTTCAGCTCAAGCAGCAGCAGCAAAAGCAGCAGCAGCCAGACAAGCTGCTCAAACTGCAATTAAAGCAGATGATGCTGCAGCAGCAGCAAGTGTTGCCCAGACAAAAGCAGCTACTGTAGCCGTGTCAAATATGACATACTCTCAAGCTGACGCTGCTGGAATAGATCATGGAATTATTAGAGCAGCCCAGTCCTATGTGACTGGATCGCAAGATTTCCCTGCCCCACCTGTGGTTACAGTTACTCCAACACCAATTACAATAACAGCCACAGGGGACACTTCAGGAGCAACAGGTTCATCTTCACAAAATACTGGAAATGCCTCCATTACAATTAAGCTTGCTACAGATAACCTATTAGCATTTAAGCCAGACACAATCGATGCCGAAGCAACTGCCAACATGTTGTTCCAATCAATTGGCGGAATAGAGTTATTAGAATACTCTAGATCTGACATGATCTATAATATAGATAACCAGGCATTACCATACCAGGTATTTTCAGACCTATCAGCACTACAAAGCAAATACTCTCCAAAAAGTTTGTCTGGGCTACAAGATGCAATCGGAGACAGTCTAACTGCATTTCCCTTAGACATTTCAAAATATATTCCACTAGTACCAACAAGAGCATTCTATGTTTATGTTGAGGACAACGTAGCCTCAGCAAACCTAGATAATTTAATTATTGAGGTCATAGGCATTACAGATAAATCTTCAGAAACGGTACAGGTAGAAGTTATGAATTCGTCAGAGGTATATAGCTATTAATGCTATAATAGATTTATGTTTACAAATTCTGGTTCTTCTCTTTTAGCAAAATATATGTTAGGTCAGTTACCTGCATTTGCTACCCACATTGCTATTGGCTGTGGAACAAAAGCTCTTACGACAGAACCATCTGGCAACCCATATATCAACCAATCAAAGCTAGACTTTGAAACCTATAGATCAAAGATCATTTCGAGAGGGTACGTAAACAATGGCGGTGTTCCAGAATTATCTCTTATTGCAGAATTGCCAACAAACAACAGATATGGCATTACAGAGATTGCCCTATTTCCAGGACTAGAGAACCCATCTGCCAAAGACTATGACAGTAGAATATTGCTTAACTTTGTAGACGAGTCTTATGTATATAGCTCCACAAGCATTACTGACATTTCTTCTACAACTATAAACATTCCAAACAGTGGAACCATCAGCGACTCAGGAAAAACAGAGCCATTCTTCATCAGTTCATCTGATGGGCAGCTAACCTCTGAAGATAGAGAAAAGAGATTAGAGGCCCCAAGATTCTTGGATAAAGCATTAATCATGAAATCAACATCGACTGGGGTAGTTGAAGCAAGAAACATCAATATTGATCTAAGCAAAAACTCTCCAGAAGACTATGTATCATTAGCATACTCATTCCTAAATGATGCTGTTGGTGATGGTCTAGGAGTCCAAAATACCTATACTGTAACTATGCAGCTAATGACATCATCTGAGACTGATTATTATACACACTCATTTACTATTGATGCAGCAAGTCTAACAGATTCAAGATACAATGTAGAAGCTTTCCAGATTAAGGACTTGACAGCAGTGGGAACATCTCCTACGCTATATAACATTAACAGAGTAAGATTCTCAATCGCAAAAACAGGGGGATCTGCAACAGAGCTTAACTGGCTACTTCTTGACGGACTCAGAATTGATAATACTTCATCATTTAACTCATCATTTGGATTAGTTGCATATAAAGTAATTGTTAATCCAGTAACTATTGGAATGACTACATTGGGAATGCCAATTATTAAAGCATCGAATACTACAAACTTTATCGAATTTAGATTTAGGTTGGATGTCACATAGTGGTAGACGCAAACATCAAGAAGGTTATCTACCCAGCATCTAAGCTGCCTATCCTGAGCCTTATTGGTGAGGATGAATTAGTTTATCCTATTAGATATCGTATTGTTTCTCAGGACGGTACTGAAACATCTGCCTGGTCTCCAATATACGAAGTGCCAATTAGATCTTTCCCACAATTAGATGTAAACATTTCAGTATCTTCTACAGGTACTTTGGCATCAATCGTTTGGGACAACCCTGCAAACAAAATAGGAGTTGACGTAGATAACAATCCTATTCGTGGTATTAATACAAACTTTTTCGATATATACGTAAAATGGAAAGATGCATCAAATGCATACCTTACAGGATTTTCTGACTATGTTCATGCAGGAACAACTGCTTCTCAGCCAACATATAACTTGTTTACCCTAAGAGTTCCTGCTACTGCAAAGCATTTGGATGTTCTTATCCAGGTTGCTACAAATCCGCATAAAGAGGTTGCTACTGCAAAAGTTTGGGCAGCTACCAACTTTTCAGTCTAGTATGCTATAATTGAACCTATGAGCAGATTACCAAACATTAGTCCTGGACAGCCAGTTGACGCACTATTCTTAACAGACATGGTGGCTTCCATCAATTCACTGTATGATACACAAATTACTAGTGGAAAGAATGCCAACATTAGTGGTAACATCCTTCCAACTGCTAATCTTTCTGTAATCGCTTTTAAGCAAACTATTTCTGCATCTGGAACATCTGTTCCTGTTGGATTTGGAACTGCCAAGTTCGCAGCACCACCAATCGTTACTGCAACCATTGACTCATCTGGAATTGCAAGCACTAATAACCTATCGGTATCTGTGCAAAGCATCACTACAGGTGGATGTAATATTGTTGCTAAGTTTGATACTGGAGTAGCATCTGTTGTAGTAAATGTTATTGCAATTGGATACCCTTCAGCAACTGGAGCATAATGGCTCTAAGAACTAGAGAAGACTATAACAATGCTCCTCCTGTAAAATCGGTAGCTAAGATCTGGTTTCTTAATGGAGATCTAGTAAGAGTTCACCATCTAAATAGGTCTAATGGAATCATGTCTGTTTTTAATATCACAAAAGATCAGATTGAGAGCTGCCTAATTGCCGATTTTAAAAAGAATCGTGAGAGAGCTTATACTGTTAATCAAACTGCCGAACTTGTAAATAGGCATAGAAAGTATATGCCACAGATTGTCAAGAAGGGCATTATTCCTGGTCCAACAGGAGCACAAAAGGGTGGAGCAATTGCGTGGCAAGTAAGAGCATACTATTCAGAGTCGCAAGTTCGTGAGATTCGTGATATACTTGCTTCCTACCACCACGGTAGACCAAGAAATGATAAGCTTATAACAAATGATGTAACTCCCACAAAACAGGAGTTGACAAGACGTATGGGCGATGGTATACTAACATATACGAGGACTGAAGATGGACGCTATATTCCTATTTGGTCTGAATCAATTTAATTGTTCTTGAAAGGAACAGGGTATGAATAACGAAGAAACTAAGGTATCTGTAACTCTAGGATACACTCTTAATCTAGGAAACTTCCAGTCGCTACGTATTGACCTGGCAGTATCAGATAATCGCCGTGATGGTGAAAACATTAATGAAGCATTTGAGCGTGTCTATAGCTTTGTTGAGAACAAGCTTCAGGAAAAGGTTGCTGAAGCACAAGGTGAGATCGAAGGCAAGTAATGGCTGAACGCAAAGACCGTATGGCTTTGCTCAGTCGCTATGCTAAGTTGCACACAAAGCACTATGAGCAAAGAGTCACACTCAATCTAAATGTTGAGCAATGGGCTGCAGATGCACTTATTGAATCATACACTTTACCATATTGCTATGATCTGTTAGAATATTATTTCGGGGTAGCCCAGTCACCCAATTGGAAATATTTCGCAAACTATGCAGACAAAATTATTGATGCACGAGAAGACTACAACCAAGATTTAAAGGAGAGAGCCGAACGCCGTTTAAGGGCTAAGGAGTGGTTAAATGAGTAATACAGAGTCAAAGCTAATTTCAGCAGTTCTACAGGACAAGCAGGTTCACGTTTTGCTACAGGCAAACGTAGAGGGCATTCTTAGAACTCACAATGATATCTGGCAATTTATTCGTAACTACGCCGATATGAATGGTACGGTTCCTCCTACTAGTCTCGTAGTCGAAAAGTTTCGTGATTTCGTCCCTGTAGAGGGCATAGGAGCCACGAAGTACCACCTAGAGGAATTGCAGTCAGAATTCCTTACAGACAGCCTCAAGGACGTTCTGAGGACCACTGCAGCCGATGTTCAGGCAGGGCAGGGAGTCAAGGCACTAGAAGACATTATTACTAAGACTTCTGCTCTTCGTAAGAACACTACTGTTATTCGTGATATTGATGTTATTGATATTGAGGATGCTGTTGCTTATTATGAGCATGTTAAGAAGCAGAATGAGCTTGGTTCTATTGGTATTAAGACTGGTCTTGCTGGTTTTGACAATTATCTTCCTGCTGGTATCACTCCAGGACAGCTAGGCGTATTCCTTGCTTATCCAGGTATTGGTAAGTCATGGATGGCCCTATACTTTGCGGTACAGGCATGGAAGCAGGGAAAGTCACCACTAATCATCTCTCTTGAAATGAGTGAGACAGAAGTCCGTAACCGTGTATTTACTATCATGGGTGAAGGTCTTTGGTCACATCGTAAGCTTTCTGCTGGTGCTGTAGAGACTGATGATCTTCGCCGTTGGCACAAGAAGGAACTTCAGGGTAAGCCAGAGTTCCACATTATCTCTAATGACGGAGCAGGAGATGTTTCTCCATCTGTTATTCGTGCAAAGATTGACCAGTATAAGCCAGACCTTATTATTGTAGACTACCTACAGCTCATGAGTCCAAACCAGAAGTCGGACAACGAGACTGTTCGTATGAAGAACCTTTCTCGTGAGCTGAAGCTTTTGGCAATTGCAGAAGAGATGCCAATTATCGCTATCTCGTCAGCAACTCCAGATGATGTTAATAAGCTTGATACTGTTCCTACTCTGGGACAGACTGCTTGGTCACGTCAGATTGCCTATGACGCTGACTGGGTTCTAGCACTTGGTCGTGGAACCAACTCTGATATTATTGAGTGTGTATTTCGTAAGAACCGTAACGGATTCATGGGTGAGTTCTTGGTCCAGGCTGACTTCGACAAGGGCTGGTATAAGTACAAGGATTATGAAGATAACTAGTATAATAGATGTATGTTTAAACACATACATCATAAGCCTATAAAGAAGTTTGGGTTTGCTGGATCTATTCACGATGATTCAGCAATCCAGCGTCTTCGTGCTGAGTATATGCATTTAATAGGTTTAGAGATGAAAGATTCGGGGTACGTTCCAAGATTGGATATTGACCCAGACTTCACTATCAGTTATAATCATATAAGAGAACACTTTGAATTTACATTATCAGTATATGGATCGTATGTAGGAAAGACTAGAGCAAAATGGACAATAGGAATAGACGGAACAGAAGTAATAGCTATACAGCAGAGCAAATCAAACGTATCCTCGTTGGATCAGGAATCTCAATTGAATCAGAAGTAGATTCTGACTACATCATCTTTTGCCCATACCACAATAACTCTCGCTCACCTGCTGGTGAAGTTGACAAGACTAGCGGAATCTTCTTTTGCTTTTCTTGTCAAAAGATTGCAGAACTTCCAGAATTCCTAATGCATACATCTGGTCGAACCTATTTTGAGGCTGTTCGTTTCATTAAATCTAAAGAAACAGAGACAGATATCTCTAGCGAAATTGATAAGAAGCTTATCGATAAGCCCATGTATACCCCATATGATGATGTTCTAATTAAGCGACTAAATGTCCAGGCACTTGAAGCACCACGTGCTATGCGTTACTACAATGGACGATTAATTAATGAAGCATCTGTCAAAAAGTTTGGATTGGGATTTTCAGAAAAGCAGGACATGGTAACTATTCCTGTTCACTCACCAGATGGAATTGCTGTTGGCTTTGTTGGTCGTTCAATTGAGGGCAAAGAGTTTAAGAATACTCCAGGACTACCTAAGTCAAAAGTACTTTTTAATCTACATAGAATTAAGACTGCAGGAAAGGTATATGTTGTCGAATCATCATTCGATGCTATTCGACTTGACCAATGCGGTTTTCCAGCGGTAGCTACATTGGGTGCAAACGTATCCAACTACCAAACAGACCTACTTCAAAAATACTTCAATGAGATATATGTCATTGCAGATAACGATGAAGCTGGCGGTAACATGAAGGATAAGTTGATCGAAAGACTTGGTTCTCGTGTTAGCGTTATTACACTAGATAAACAATATAAGGATATTGGCGATATGTCTGATGAAGCAATAAAAAATATTGAAGAATCGTTTGACAAATCTATCGCTGCTATGCTAAACTAAAATACCAATTCAGATACAGGAGAAATATATTATGAGTATTATCAAGGGACTAAAGGACATCAGTGCAATCCTAGACAAGCCGAAGTTTGAGTCTTCGGGTCAGAAGGTTCGCTGGGTCAAGTTGGCAGACGGACAGTCTGCAAAGATTCGATTTGTTGAGGAGCTGGATGAAGATTCGGCAAGTTACTCAGCTGAACGTGGTCTGTCGGTTGTGATCGCAGAACACACTAACCCAAAGGACTACAAGCGTAAGGCTGCTTGTACTATGGATACTGAGGGTCGTTGCTATGGTTGTGAGATGGCACGTAAGGATCCAAAGAGTGGCTGGCGTTCACGTCTCCGCTTCTACTGCAACGTTATCGTAAATGATGGTATTGAAGATCCATATGTAGCCGTTTGGTCGCAGGGTATCTCAAAGCAGTCAGCGTTTAACACCATCCGTGAGTACGCTCTTGATACTGGTTCGGTATCTAACCTTGAGTGGAAGATTAAGCGTAATGGACAGGGAACTGAAACCAACTATACGCTTCTTCCAATTAAGCCAGACGCAGAACCATACCAGTGGGGAAGCCTGGACACCTTCGATCTTGAGAAAGTAGTTCGTGAAGTTCCTTACGCAGAGCAGGAGTCGTTCTACTTTGGATTCGATACTTCGTCTGCTACCTCGTCAAACACTGACTGGTAACATTAATTAGCTTTGGGGAGATAGGGAAACTTATCTCCCCTTTTGCTATTGACTTTTGAAATAAACTGTGTCATACTTTTAAGACAACAAACGAAAAGGAAGATATATGAGTTACGCTGGACTTCACGTTCACACTCACTACAGCCTATTTGATGGCATCGCTACCCCACAGGAATATGTGGACCGAGCTGTAGAAATTGGTATGCCAGCCATTGCCATTACTGACCACGGTTCGCTATCTGGACACCGTGAAATGTACCGTGCTGCTAAGGAAAAGGGCATCAAGCCAATCCTGGGCATTGAGGGGTACATTACTAAGGATCGCTTCGACCACGAAGATAAGAAAGACAAGAATGACCCACTTGACCTAAACTACAACCACCTCATTGTTCTAGCTAAGAATGAGAAGGGTCTTGAGAACCTTAACAAGCTAAATGAACTTGCCTGGACTGAGGGATTCTTTAAGAAGCCTCGTATGGACTGGGCAATTCTAGAGCAGTATAAGGAAGGCCTTGTAATCACCTCTGGCTGTCTTTCAGGATACCTAGCTAAGGCAATCGAAGCAGATAACCTAGCTGCTGCTAAGATGCACCTTCAGTGGGCAAAGAACACCTTTGGTGACGACTACTACATTGAGGTAATGCCTCACAACCCTGCAGAAGTAAACAAGACTATTCTTGCTCTTGCAGATGAATTTGGTCTAAAGCCTATCGTTACTCCAGACTGCCACCACGCAGATACTTCTCAGCGTGAGATTCAGGAGCTAAAACTTATCCTCAATTCTTATGCAAATAAGACTGTTAAGGATGTTAGCTACGACAAGTCTGCAGAGATGGATAATCTCATGGACCGTCTAGACTATCTATATGGTGCAGACCGCCAAATGACTTTCCGTGACTTTGAGATTCACCTACTTTCGGATGTAGAGATGCACCAGGCTATGGAAGCCCAGGGTATCGATCGTCAGGACATGTACGACAACACCCTTGAAATTGTAGATAAGATTGAAGACTACAACATTAAGGACCACCTAGACCTTCTCCCTGCACAGTACCAGGACCCAGACAGCGAAGTAAAAGGCCTCGCAATTGAGGGACTAACTGCTATGGGTCTAGAAAAGAATGAGGAATACCTAGCACGTCTTGAGGAAGAGCTTCAGGTCATTAAGGACAAGAAGTTCGGACCATATTTCCTAGTAGTTCGTAACATGATTAACTGGGCTAAGAAAGAAGACATCATGGTAGGGCCAGGTCGTGGCTCTGCTGCTGGTTCGCTAGTATGCTACGCCCTTGGAATCACTGATATTGATCCTATCAAGCATGGTCTACTGTTCTTCCGATTCATTAACCCAGAACGTAATGACTTCCCAGATATCGATACTGACATCCAGGACTCACGCCGTGAAGAGGTCAAGGACTATCTAGTTCGCCAGTATCGTCACGTAGCCTCTATCGCAACCTTCCTTGAATTTAAGGGCAAGGGTATCGTACGAGACATTGCTCGTGTTCTGATGGTTCCACTAACTGACGTTAATAAGGTTCTAAAGGTTGTTGACGACTGGGACGACTATTGTTCGTCAAAGCAGACTCAGTGGTTCCGTGAGAAGTATCCTGAGATTGAAGAGTATGGAGAGCAACTTCGTGGTCGCATTCGTGGAACTGGTATCCACGCTGCAGGTGTTGTAACATCAAAGCAGCCTATCTTTAAATTTGCACCACTAGAGACTCGAACCTCGCCAGGAAATAAGGAACGTATCCCTGTTGTGGCGGTAGACATGGAAGAAGCAGAGCGTATTGGTCTTATTAAGATTGATGCACTGGGTCTTAAGACCCTATCTGTTATCCAGGATACTCTAAAGATTATCAAGGATCGTACTAGCAAGACAATCGACCTGCACGACATTGATATGGAAGATAAGAACGTCTATAGTATGCTATCTGATGGATACACTAAGGGTGTCTTTCAGTGTGAAGCTACTCCATATACAAACCTACTAGTCAAGATGGGTGTAAAGAGCTTTGCAGAACTTGCTGCATCGAATGCTCTAGTTCGTCCAGGTGCTATGAATACTATTGGTAAAGACTACATTGCTCGTAAGCATGGTAAGCAGAATCTAGACTACAAGCACACCAAGATGAAGGCATTTACCCAGGAGACCTATGGCTGTATTCTGTACCAGGAACAGGTTATGCTTGCCTGTACAGAACTTGGCGGTATGACAATGGCTGAGGCTGATAAGGTTCGTAAGATCATTGGTAAGAAGAAGGATGCTAAGGAATTCGACCAGTTCAAGGACAAGTTCGTATCTGGAGCTTCTCAGTATTTGAACCCAGCAGTAGCAGAAGAGCTATGGCATGACTTTGAGGCCCACGCAGGGTACTCGTTTAATAAGTCTCACGCTGTAGCATACTCTACCGTATCATACTGGACTGCATGGCTGAAGAATTACTACCCAATTGAGTTTATGTATTCGCTACTTAAGAATGAAAGCGATAAGGATGCTCGTACAGAGTACTTGATTGAAGCAAAGCGTATGGGAATCCCTGTACGTCTACCACACATCAATGATTCAGACATTGACTTTAAGATTGAGGGCAAGGGTATCCGATTTGGACTATCAGCAATTAAGTTCATTTCAGACAACATCGCTAGCAAGTATATTGCTGCTCGTCCTTTTGGCTCGTACAAGCAACTTGAGGAATTCACTTTTGGTAAGGGTAATGGTGTTAATTCTCGTGCTCTTCAGGCTCTTAGAGTTGTTGGTGCTGCAACCTTTGAAGACAATCCACGAGACGATGAAGAGGTTCGTGAAAACCTTTATGAGTATCTAAACCTACCAGAGTTTAACATCTCTGTTCCACAGCACTATCACGCATTCATCAATGACGTAGATGATTTTGAGGAAAAGGGTTCATTCATTCTTATGGGAATGATCAAGGGCATCAAGCGTGGTAAAGGATGGTCTCGTGTAGAAATCCTTGACAAGACTGGTAGTGTTGGTATCTTCGATGAAGAGCAGACACAGATTGAGCCAGGAAAAACCTATCTGCTTCTAGCAAGTGACAACCGTATTGTCAATGCTATCCCAGCAGATGAAATTAAGGGCAACCAGTCTGGACTGGTAAAGATTCTTAATTACAAGCAATTGCCATACAAGGAAGAAGAGCTATTCGTAGTTTCCTTTAAGCCTCGTATGACAAAGGCAGGGAAGAAGATGGCTTCTCTAGTTCTAGCAGACTCGTCTCGTGAACTTCAGAGTGTCACCGTATTCCCAACGGCATTCTCAAAGGCATACATGAAGATTGATGAGGGTGGCGTATACAAATTCACTTTGGGTAAGACCAAGGATGGTACAACGATTATGGAGGACGTAACTAATGTTTGACGACATTTGTGAGCAGTTGCATGAGACTGCAGTTAAAAAGGGTTTCTGGGGTGTCTTGGAGGACGCTACACAGGAGCAAACAGATATCTTCGTAACCAAGCAGCTAATGATGATCGTGTCAGAAGCTGTAGAGGTTATGGAGGCTATCCGCAAGGATAAGGGAGAAGAAGAGATTGCAGATGAAATGGCAGACATTCTAATTCGTACCTTTGACCTATATGCAGGTCTAGTAGAGCATGGGTATACCAAAGTATCTCTAGATCACGCATTTGAAAAGAAGACAAATATCAACCAGGCACGTCCTGAGAAGCATGGAGTAAGATTCTAATGATTACCGTATATACAAAGCCATCATGTGTTCAATGTGATGCTACTAAGAGACATCTAAAGAAGCTCAACATTGAGTTTGCTACAGTAGATATCACCCAGGACCAGGAAGCATACGACAAGATTGTTGCTTTGGGCTTCCAGGCTGCTCCAGTGGTAATTACTGACAGCGATTCATGGGCAGGATACAAGCCAGACAAGCTAGATGGGCTGGCTAATTAATGACAACAGTCGAAGAAGCTCTCGCACAACTGGACCCAAAGATTCGTAAGCGTCTAACAACTGGAATTGGTTTTAAGACTGAGTTCCAGAAGACTCCTAGCTTTGGCCTTAATCGTGCTCTGAATGGCGGTTTACCATATGGTAGACAGGTTCTTATTTGGGGTTCAAAGTCGTCTGCAAAGTCCTCTATGTGCCTTCAGATGATTGCCCTAGCCCAGCAAGAGGGAAAGCTTTGTGCCTGGATCGATGCCGAGATGTCATATTCTGAAGAGTGGGCAGAAAAGCTAGGGGTAGATACAGACAAGCTAATCGTATCACAAGCAAGAACAATTAACGAGATGGTAGACGTAGGTGTTGCACTTATGAATGCAGGTGTAGACTTGATCGTAGTAGACTCTATTACATCACTATTGCCAGCTATCTACTTTGAAAAGGGAACAGATGAGCTTAAGGAACTTGAAAACACAAAGCAAATTGGAGCTGAGTCTAGAGACTTTAGTAACGCATGGAAGATGCTCAACTATGCCAATAATAAAGTCAAGCCTACGATGCTTGTTCTTATTAGTCAATCTCGTAACAATATTAGTGCTATGTATACGTCTCAACAGCCTTCGGGTGGGCAAGCGACTAAGTTCTATAGCTCAACAGTTATCAAGCTTTTCTCGTCTGAGTCAGACAATCAAGCTATTAAAGGCAAGATTGCGGTTGGAGATAAGCTTATCGAAGAGAAGATAGGACGTAAGGTTCGTTGGGAAGTTCAGTTCTCAAAGACCTCTCCTGCCTTTCAGTCTGGAGAATATGATTTCTACTTCCGTGGTGACGTGGGTGTAGACAGCATTGGAGACCTCGTAGACACTGCTGAAATGATGGGTATCGTAGAGCGTACTGGTGCTTGGTACATCCTTCCTGATGGCAGTGGAGATAAACTCCAGGGTAGAGAAAAGTTCGTAGCAAGAGTCCGTGAAGACTTAGACCTACAAGATTTAATTAAGGAAAAGGTTAATGGCACGGTATAACATATACCCAGGCTCATTTGTATGTCATGTGTGTAAGGCGGAGGTTAAAACCCTCCGCTCTTACCCAGATCTAAAGAAGCTAACCTGGATGTGTCCAGATAAGCATCTAAGTGAAGTAGATCTTAATACAAAGAAGAAAAAGGGAGACTATGAGCGAACAGAGCGAGAGTAAGCGTATTGGAGCAAAGCAGCACAAGAATTCTGGTAGAGGAACTCATAAGGGGGATGCTACATGGGAAAACTTTACAGTCGATTTTAAAGAGGTTGGGAAAAGCTTTACTCTTAATAAAGATGTTTGGGCTAAGGCTACTACTGATGCTATCAGGAATGGTAATGATCCTGCTATCGTTGTTGTTATTGGCGACAATGCCCCGAAGACAAGATTAGCAATAATTGAACTTTCACTACTTGAACAAATCCTATCCGATGATGTATAATAGATATACAATGTTTTAAGGAAACTAAATGGAACAAGAAAAAACGACAATTGACATGATCAACGGTCTCTCAGAGATTGCTGACTTTATGAATGATGAAGAGCTTACGACAGCTCTAACATTCATTGCCAAACTAATTATCAAACCAGATATTCCACTAAATGTTGCTACAGTAGAGATTGTACGCCTTCAGGCTATTGCAGCTAAGATGGCATTCAAAGCTACTTGGATGGTAAACGTAGATAAAGGAGACAGAGCAAAGAAGAATATTTACTTCACTGCAGCGGAAGCAATCAATGAACTGGTTGCAGCCCTAAAGTATATTGCTCGTTAAAAATTATGGCTAAAAATTTATTGCAGCAGGTAATGCTAAAGAAGATGGAAAACGGTCCAGAATCAAAACCATCATTTCTTGACAAAGAAGCATTAATTGCAAAGATCAACTCTGGGTATACAGTTAATCGTGTAACCAAGTTCACACAGAAAAAGTCATTTGCACCAAGCACAATCGCATTCTCTCATGGAGAATGCCCTCGTTACTGGTATCTAGCATTCAACGGTGCTGACTTCACCGATAATGCAGATGCATATGGTGCAGCAAACATGACTTCTGGAACT